CGAGATGTAACCATTACCTCAACTGGTGCGACATCTGCAGCTCCGACTCTCAGAGCGCGGTTCTCAGCTTGTACCGTTATCTGTACCGCATCAAATGTATTTACGATAGTTGGTGACCTTTCCTAATGACACCAATTCTAGGAATAATGGCGAGTCAGATAAGTGGGCATTTAGGACCAAGCATCTTAGGAACTACTTGGACAGCAGGGGGAACGCTACCTTCGCCAATGCCTAATGGGGCAATATCTACTTATGGCAACAATATCTTTGTAATGGCGCAGGCAACAAATAATACCGTTGCCACCTCAACAAATGGTGTGACTTGGACAGCACGAACAGCAGTTTCAACAACAAATTATATGGATTATGCTAATGGGATATTTATGGGAACGGGTTATGCCGTTGCTCCGCAAAAATCGACAGATGGAATAAGTTGGAGTGCCGTAACCGATGACGGAATTACAAACGCAGTTGGTATCTGTTACGGCGTAGGTGCTTGGGTAACTATTGAATATGGAACTACAGCGAATGGAGCCGCGACTTCAACAAATAATGGAACAAGTTGGACTTTAAGAACAATCTCCCACGCTATCTATAATGTCGCTGGCAATAGCAGCATTGTAGTAGGAGTTTCCGTTGATAATAGCGGAACAACAAGTTACACAACAAATTTAAGTACTTGGACTACTGGTACACTTCCAGCCAATGTCGTGTGGCGCGGAATTTCATATGGTAATAATTTATTTGTTACAGTAAGCCAAACAAGCGGAACAAATGCCGCTAGTTCAACAGATGGCATAAGTTGGACAAGTCGCACACTTCCAGCAAGTCAAGTTTGGTATGGGATTGAGTGGTTGGGCGCAAACTGGATAGCGGTTGGCTCTGGTACAACGGCAGCAACTTCGACAGACGCAATCACTTGGACAAGTCGAACCATTGGCTCTGGCGACCATTACTTTGTTGCAAGCAACGGCAGTGATAGAGCAGTTGTTGGAACAGATGCTTCAACTGCAACCCAATACAGTACAAGTTAAGGAGAAAAAATGCGTTACGAAGTAGATTCAGAAAATTTTGCTATCAATATTTACAATGATGGTGATGACATTCCATTTCATTTTCAACCCGATTATCCTAATGGCGATAAATTTGATTCAGTAGAAGAAGCAAGCCAATGGGCTGAAATGTCTATTGATGCTCATTTGCCCGAATGTTTAATTCACGCGCCAAATGGCAAAGGCTTAGCAGGAGAAGCAAAGCCAGACCCAAAGGCTAGAGAAAACCTATTGGCTAAACTTGGCATTACCGAAGAAGAAGCACGATTACTTTTTCGCGGCTAAGGCGCAAGCAAAACTTCAAGCACTTGGACTCTCAGGCGAAGAAATCGCAGCACTCGGATAGCGATATTGATTGGGCTAAGCAGAATAAAATGCTAGCTGATCTAAGAGGGAAGCAACGAGGACAACCAATTAAGAATGAATGGTGGTCTATATGATGGCAATGATGATACTCAGCTTCGTATGCGGAGCGATAGTAGGTTATATCTGGGCAAAGTATGGGAGATAATAGATGAGCTATGGCGATGACATCACCGAAGCAATCCCCTATGTACTCTCCAACCCAATTGGAACTACCACATATACACCTACCGGTGCCTCTTATGAAATCGCACTTGCTGCCTTGCCATTCTTTCTTGCCAACTCAGATGAGATGCCTTATCGTCGCGTAACTGCTCAGTATCGTAAACAACAAGTTGACCAATCTAGGGAACCAGGCGAGCAGACACTTACTGGTTGGTGGGTACGCTCACAGTCCTCATTTCATTTTGGAGCTGGTGCTAAGTTCTTTGAGCCAGCACAAGATGAATCGCTACGCTTTCAATATACCGAATCTAAAGGATTAGATGTTTGGACTAGAGGACAAGCAACTTTATTAAATGATACCGCTTCATTCTATTCTGGTGCTGCTGCTGCCCAACTTATCGGTGTCAACGACGGAACTAATGACTGCATCTATGTAACAGATGGAACTGCCTTAAAGAAGATTACAACTGGTGGTACACCAAGTACTATTACCCAAGCAGGTACCGCTTCAACAATCTTTAGCCTTACAACCGACGGTTCTAACTATTACTTTATCAATGGCACTAGAGTCCACAAAGGTTCAGTTGGCGCAAGTCCAGCAGATGCTGAAATCTATACAGCAGCATCAACTACCAGAGCCACTATCCGCTTTGTCAAACAGCGTCTTATCTTGGCTAAAGAAAATGTTTTATACGAACTTAACGCTAACGCTACTGCTTCTGCTGCTTTACCTACTGTTTTGTTTACCCATCCTAATTCATCTTGGGTTTGGTCTAGCATCTCTGAAGGACCACAGGCTATCTATGTATCAGGCTATGACCCAAATGGTACTTCATCTTCAGTATTCAAAATTGGTTTAGACCCAACAACTCCTAATACTCTAGGCTTTCCAACTCTTGAAACACCAACTGTCATTATTGATATGCCGCAAGGTGAACGCATCAATGACTTCGATGTATACCTTGGAACTTATGCAATCTTGGCTACGAGTCTAGGCTTTAGAGCTGGCGTGTCAGACCCTACCAGTGGCAATATCCAATATGGAGCGCTACTATTTAGTGACGCTGCTTGTAACTCTATTGCTTTCAGGGATCGCTTTGCTTACATTGCAAGCACTATAGATGGAGAAGCAGGACTTATACGGGTAGATTTATCAACAACTGTATTAGCCAACAGTCTTTTTTTCCCTTGGGCTTGGGATTTAGTTGCTGATGGAACCTCAACTAAAGCAGACCAAGTGGCTTTCTTTGGCAACTCAGACCGCGCTGCATTTACAAACGGCAATAATACTTGGGCTGAATCTACTACCTCTTTAGTGGCAGAAGGCTACCTTCGCACTGGCTATATTCGATACAATACACTTGAAACTAAAATCTATAAACTACTTCAAGCTCGTATTGATACCACTAATGGTGGCATTAACATTGATTCTATTGACTATGAAGATACTTTTTATCGTATTGGTACCTTTGCTCAAGCGGCAACGGTTCCAGAAATTAACGTAAGTTATCCTCAAGCTGCCCAAGAGTATCTTGGCTTCCAGTTTACATTGCTTCGCTCATCAACTGATGTCCTTAAAGGACCGTTATTTACTGGCTATCAGTTAAAGTCCTTACCGGCAGTGCCACGTCAAAGACTTATTCAATACCCACTATTTTGCTATGACCACGAGAGCGATAAGTTTGGCAATGAAATTGGTTATGAAGGATCTGCTTATTCAAGGATGTCACAGTTAGAAACAATTGAAAATGTTGGTGACACTATCCGAGTTCAAGACTTTAGAACAGGTGAATCATATCTTGGCATCATTGAAGAAATGGATTTTATCAATAGAACACCAGAAGATAAACGCTTCTCTGGTTTTGGTGGAACGCTACTCGTAACCGTTAGGACGGTATAATGTTATTCAAGGACTATCTAACTATAGCAGTCGCTGTCATAGCAATCTTCTCAGCAATGGCTGGCGGTATCAGATGGATGGTCAAGCATTATCTTAACGAACTCAAGCCCAACGGTGGCACTTCGATAAAAGATTCTATGAACCGTATGGAAGCCCGAATAGATGATTTGTATAGACTGGTAGCGGAAAAATAATGAACAAGGCAACACCTGCTGCTATAGCAATACTACGTCAAGCAACTGCACTCAAACCTAAACGCAAGAAAATCAGCGATGGATTACTACCATCAGCAGCACATCTAAAACAAAATCCTAATTCTGACCACAACACAGGGTTAGCTGTTGACCTTACTCACGACCCCGTTAATGGTATTGACTGCGCTGATATCTATAATAAGTTTAAGTCTGATGGGCGTGTGAAGTATCTAATCTTTCAAGGCAAGATATGGTCTAAAGATAAAGGCGATAAGAAATACACCGGTACCAACCAGCATAATAAACACCTTCATATATCAATTAAAGATGAGTCTGCAAATGATACATCTCCTTGGTTTGGCTGGCTCAATCAGCCTAAGCCTATCTATGCTCTGCTTGCTTCAATGACTATAGCCCCTATCAAAAAGGCTTACCCAGTCCTACCTTGTACCTGCTGTAAATTACACCCCAATAAATGAGGAGAAAAATGAATAAAGAAAAAATCAAACAAGTTGCTTTAACTTATTTTCGTGCTGCCTTCGCAGCAAGTCTAGCCCTTTATTTGGCTGGGATTTCGGATCCAAAGGCGCTCTTATCAGCAGCCGCAGCCGCAATCGCAGCACCTTTGCTCAAGGCTATTGACCCTTCTGCCAAAGAGTTTGGCAAAGGCGAGTAATCTAAAAACACTGCGAGGCGGTAAAAGGCGGGTGACCCTAACGGGTTTCCCGCTCTTTTCTTTATGCCTAAATTTCTGGGTCATCTACTGGGCAAGGGATACATATTAGGTTTCCACAACTGGCACAGGTTCCATCTAGGAAATACCAGACTAATTCATAGTTTTCAAAGGATGCCATTATGTTAAAAACTACAGAACCACAAGGACAAGTATGTAGTGGACCGAGTGTTCTTAGGTCAGAACCAAAGACTTCTGGTAGTTTATGCTTGTTAAAAATTGGCAAGGTTGGTAGACGGAAACGCACTGTCTGCTTTACCCCTCATTTCGCCCAGCTCATTCGGGCGTTAAGCCCGACAGTACCTGCTCTGTAACTCGCCTTGTGGCTCGTAGTTTACACATTGCCCTGTGTCGCTACGCGACGACACGCCGTACTGAGGATACAATCTCCACTATGACCACTATCGTTGGGATCTCCACCAAAGAAGGGTGTGTGCTAGCTGCTGACTCCCAAATTACTGAGGACAACCTACGCACCATTAGCCTAACCACGCCTAAAATTATATCCGTCGGAAAATATCTACTAGCAATCTCCGGTGATTCCAGACCAGGCGATATCCTCGCCTATAACTGGAAGATACCCGCCTATCGCGGTGAAGATCCCACGCAATTTATGGGCAAGAAGATTATCCCATCCATCATAGAAGCCTTCCGCGCTAACGGTTATGAGTTTGCTAGCGCCGATAAAGATAAAGAGGCTGGCTTTGATTACCTGTTTGCCTTTAATGGGTTGATATACCACATCGCTTGCGACCTGTCATTCCTACAGTCTGAGTATGGCATCTATGGTATTGGTTCTGGTGGTCAGTTTGCTATGGGTTACCTCTACTCGTCAGTGGTACCAGCTAGCATCACGCTAGAGAAGGCAGTTAAGTTGGCAAAACACGCCGTTGAAATAGCATCGGTGCTTGACATCAATAGCTGCCCTCCGATTCAATTGGTTACCCAAGAGAGGATATAAATGCTTAAAGATATTGGCAAGTTTACTATTCACTTCAATCGCTATTATCTATCAAACTTCTCATTAGGTATTGATTATTATTACCTAGTGGAGTACGAAGAATCGAATAGAATCGCTATCATTTTACAGTTAAACCTTTTGTTCTTTAACATTACAATAACTAGATGGATGGGACAAGTAAATTGATAGAGATAAAGCAACTACTACTCGATGCGCTGAAAACTAAGGACGCTGGTAAATCTCGCTCTACACAGGTGCAGATAGGACCATCAGAGTTAGGCGGTTGTCGTCGCAAGGTTTGGTATCGTCTTAACAACCAACCAGTAACTAACAACAATGAATTAAAACTTGCTGCAATTATGGGTACTGCTATCCATACAGAAATTGAGAAAGCTCTAGCAGATAACAAAGATGTAATTTTAGAATCGGAAGTTGAATACAATGGAATGAAGGCGCATATTGATTGCTGGATTCCATCCACCGGTGATGTTATTGACTGGAAAACAGTTAAGAAACAAAACCTTTCTTACTTTCCTAGCCAGCAGCAACGCTGGCAGGTACAGGTCTATGGCTACTTGATTGATAAGTCGGGGACGGGGAAGCCTCGAACCGTCAGTCTGGTAGCCATAGCAAGAGATGGTGATGAACGCGATGTTAAGGTGCATTCAGAGCCTTACAATGAATCAATAGCAGTTGATGCACTTAACTGGCTCGAGGGAGTTAAGGCATCAGCAACTACCCCAGAACCTGAAAGAGAAGAATCTTTCTGTAAACACTACTGTAAATACTACGATCCATTTGAAGAAATTGGATGTGGCGGTCTAAAAAAAGAACGTATAAAAGCTGAACGCATATTGATTGAAGATGAACAAGCAAGTTCACAAGCACTTGAGTATCTTCAATTAGATCAGCAGATTAAATTGCTAAGTGATAAGAAGGACGATATCAAAGAAGCTCTGCGCGGTATCACCGGTGTAACCAGTACTGGAGTTGAAGTTACTTGGACTACCGTTGCAGGTATAAAGCAAGTTGATAAAGAAGTAGTACAAGATATAATGGGATTCGTCCCAACGAAACAAGGACAAGAAAGTATAAGGCTTTCTGTCAAATTAAATGGAGGAAAATAATGGCTGCTGAAGGAATCAAGTTCCAAGTTAATTACAAATTAAACGATGGAACTCTTGTTAATCTATATGCAAGTACAGTGTCAGAACTTGAAACAGGTCTAGCAGATATTGCTATGAACGCTACTAACATTAAAACTACCGGTATGGAATTAGGTGGCGGCGCAGCCGCTCCAACGGTTGCATCAATTACGCAAGCCTTTAGCGCAACACCCGTTACAGAAGGTGGTGGTGACACCATTGTAGACAAGTACAATAACACCTGGGTGTATGACCTTCCTAGAGCGCCAGAATGTGCCAGAGGTAAGATGGTTCTTAAATACGGCACAGCACAAGCCACAGGTAAGCCCTACAGAGGCTTCTATGACCCAGCTAAAGGTCCTAAATGGACTGGTCCAAAAATCCCAGTAGAAAACCAAGCAAAAGTTATTTGGGATAATGATTGAGAGATCCGAAAGATTACGAGGCTCCATTGTGTGCACAAATTGGTGGGGATTGGTGGTTCCCTGAAAAGGAAGATCATCCTGCTGGAAGAATAGATGCAGTACACGCTAAGAGCATCTGTCGTAGATGTCCTCACCAAACAGAATGTGCAGAGTGGGGAATTAAGAATGAATCATTTGGTATCTGGGGTGGTTTATCTGAAAAACAACGCAGAGTATTTCGTCGCAGAAGAAGGATAATTACAAGGCAGGAGGGTAAAAGTGCTTAGACTTTCACGCGCTTGGAGTGGTGTAACTACCAAAGCTACACCCCTTCCGGTTGTGTGGAGAGCATTAGAAAACCATTCAATCAAATTCCGTCGCGGTCAGGTATGTATGGTTGCTGCCGCACCTAATGCTGGTAAGTCAATGTTCTCATTGATATATGCCATCAAAGCAAAAGTTCCTACCTTATTCTTCTCTGCTGATACTGACACTACAACTGTAATGATTAGAGCAGCAGCGCATTTATCACAGCATAAACAATTGACGGTAGAAAAAAACATTACATCTCACGCAAACCACTATGACGAATATCTTGCCGGTATGAATCATATCCAATGGGTCTTTGACTCCAGCCCGTCACTCGATGATATCGAGTTGGAGATCAAAGCCTATGTGGAATTGTATGGAGTATCACCAGAGTTAATTATTATAGATAACCTTATGAACGTTGCAGCAGAAACAGATAATGAATGGGCAGGTTTACGAGCAATTATGATGGAGTTTCACGATATGGCTCGTAAAACTGAGGCGTGTGTACTCGTGCTACATCACGTTTCAGAACAGAGTGAGTATGGTCCAACGACTATGCCACCTGCGCGACGCTCCATACACGGAAAGGTAAGCCAGTTGCCAGCCATAATACTGACACTTGGCTACGATCCAATTGGTAAAGTACTAAGAGTTGCCCCTGTTAAGAATCGGTTTGGTCCACACACTGCCGATGGTAGAGAATTTGCAACTTTGTTTGTTGACTTTGGTGCGTGTCAGATAGGTGATGCAGACTCACAAGGTAGGGCTTATCTAAACTCTGGTTATCAAGCGGTCAACTAATGTTACGATACCAAACACTTAAAAATCACGAACACGATTTCGTAAAAGATTTAGATGGACAAGTAACCTGTGCTATATGCGGAGCGATGGATGATGAGCAGGAGTTAAGATGACACACGATGAGTTGCTGGCAGACATAAACAGTCCACAGTTTCAAAACAGTCGAACACTAGGGACTCCATACGCAGCCCTTCGCGCAGTAGTGGAGTTGCATAAGCCATCCAAAATACCTAATTGGGTTCCAACTAATCATAAATTTATTTGTGATGGTTGTACTCGTATTTATCCTTGCCCAACAATTCAGGCTATTGAGCAGGAGATGAAGTGAACGTTAAATATAACAAGATCAAGGGAGCCACCTTTGAAATTGATGTGGTGAAATGGCTACGCTCGAAGGGTGTAATCGCAGACCGATTAACTAAAGCTGGGTCAAAAGACCAAGGCGACGTTATGGCTATAATCGCAGGTCAGACCTACATTTTAGAGTTAAAGAATCGCCAAGCGTTAAACCTTCCTACCTTTTGGAAAGAAGCACAAGTAGAAGCGGTTAACTATGCAAAGGCTAGAGAGTTAGAGGTAACTCCACTTGCTTATGTAATAGTTAAACGACGTAATGCTGGCATAGAACAGGCTTGGGTAATCCAAGACTTGACACAATGGTTAGGAGAAAAGATGCCAATACCAAATGGAGACATCACAACAACAGAGATACTTAAACCGGAACCACCAAAGGAAGATAAATGATTTGTTACTATTGTCTTAGAGGTGGAGAAGAAAATACTTTAGGTCATTACAAGAGAGCGGCAAACTGCCACCTTAAATGCGAAGGAGGTTGTCCTTGCCAACACAAGACTGGTCCAGGTCACATAAGACGCGCAGGGGAAAAGACAGAGATAGTGCAAACTCAATCTCCATAGTAGCAATAGTTACCCATTATGGCGGTGAGGTACGAGAAGGTAAGTCTGTTGCTGTGCGTTGTTGTATTCATAATGATTCAAGAAGAAGTGCAGTTATCAATACCTACGATAACTTATATTATTGCCATACCTGCGGTAAGGGTGGCAATGCAGTTAGTGTTGTGATGGAGATAGAGAATTTGGGGTACAAAGATGGCATCGCTCGTGCAAGAGAAATTGCTAGTGGAAGCGGCATCTCATTACAGCCAGGAAATAAACGAGGAAACTCTAAAGTATCTCGAAGGACGTGGAATATCTGAGATAGTAGCAGCTAGGTTTCAACTTGGAACTATCACAGATCCGATTGCCGGTCACGAAAGTTATCTAGGTTGGCTATCTATTCCTTATATCACTGCGTTAGGTATGGTTGCTGGCTTTAAGTTTAGAAGGTTAGATGATGGCAAGCCTAAGTATGGTTCGCCATTAGGTCAGAAGTCGCATCTGTATAATGTTTCAGATGTGATACTAGATAGTCACCGTATTGCAATTTGCGAGGGTGAATTGGATACGGTGATTCTATCTGGAGTATGTGGTATAGCAGCAGTTGGAATCCCAGGAGTGGCTGCTTGGAAATCACACTTTGCTAAGTTGCTTGGTGGCTATGACACCATTTACATTATTGGTGATAACGATATTAAAGAAGATGGTACAAATCCTGGTGCTGACTTCGCTAAGCGTGTTGCATCAGAGGTATTGAATGGGACAATTGTATCATTACCACCATCAATGGATATAAATGACTTTTATCTCGCAAATGGGACAGAAGGAATTAAGAAGTTATTAGGAGAAAAAAGTGAATGAACCAACAGGAGATGGAGCAGATAGTACTATGGCTGACCAATCAGGGATTCGAGATAGTTGGGACAGAACTTTCAACTGGGATAATTTCGATAAGACCAATAGCCCTGCACCCTTAGCCGACCACGCTGCGGTATTAAACTATCGTAAACCTGGAATCTCCACCAATGATCTTGCTTCTTTCATTGAATCCTTTGCTTCGCTACGCGTTAGTAGAGTAAAACAAATTGGCGCAAGCCAATACGAATTAGGTGTTGGACAGAAGTTTGAAACCTTTTCAGTACAAGACACCGTTAAAGAATTAGTAGAAGAACTAGCTGATGCCAGCAACTACATAGATTTCCTCGCTATCAAATTATTATCCATCGTTAGTGAGTTAGAATCTAAAGAGATGGATTGCGGTTGAACCCCAAACTACACCCAACCATCTATGACTTAGCACCTAGCGTGGCTAGAGTAATTTACCAACGCTACCGCAACTATGTGGATAAGGCTGATGTGGTACAGGAGTGCTTTCTCTGGGCTGCGGGTAGGGCTGACCAGTTTGATGAGATGCTTAACGAACAAGATCCGGTACAAAGAGTTCTCAATGAGAAGAAGATAGCGTGGCGAATGAAACGTGCAGCAGAACGCTACGCTCGTAAGGAAAAGGCTTCTAGATCTGGCTATCAAACTAATGATGAATCTTTCTATCAAACAACCACTATCTCCCAGCTTCTATCGCATATAATTACTAGCGTTATAGATGAAACTGTATTAGAACAAGCACAGAACCTTATCAATGATGGCACTCCGCGTAAGCCTAGCGTCCCAGCAGAAGGTGGAAACCTATTAGCAATACTAATTGATATTAAGAGGGCTTACTTAAAGTTAGATGTTAAAGACCAGACGATGTTGCGTATGAGATACCACGAAAACCTTACCTTAGAACAGATGGCAGAACACTTCCAATGTGCTATATCTACAGTAGATCGTAGGACTGGTAAAGCTCTGCGTCGTTTACAAAATCAATTAGGTGGGGAGAGTCCTTACAATTGAAAGAAATAGAACTCTTTGATTACCTTAAAACTAATCTCTATCCAGATTTAGAAAAGTCTATTGGTATTTTTGATTCCTTTGATTGTATATCTAAACTTGCCGGTCACTACATAGAATTAAAATGTAGGAACACTCATTACGATACGCTTTTGATAGAAGAAATGAAGTACCGTAAGTTAATCACGCAAGCTGCTGAACGAGATTTGATTCCGTTCTACATCAACTCGACACCGGAAGGTGTCTTTTCTTTTGACTTGATGGATCTGGCAGAGCCAGAGTGGGTTAAACATTGGATGCCAGCAACTACAGAATTTGCTAGGTCTAATAAGATAAGCAAGTTAGTAGGTTATCTACCGATTGAAGAAGGGATACAGTTATGATTTACACTTTCAAGTGTGAGTGTGGTTATCTAACCGACATCGAACGCTCTATCCACTCCGAAGTAGAAGAACCTATGTGTCCAAATTGTACCAATTCTATGTATCGAATCTGGTCCTCTCCCGCTATCACCTTCAAAGGTAGTGGCTTCTACTCCACCGATAAATGAAAAACCCCCGCGTTAGCAGGGGCTTCTCTTTAGGTTGGTGGAAGGGTTACCAACCAAGACTATGAGCGTAGCATAGTAGCGACCACTTGACAAGGATCGCCACCCTCCTCCCACTCTTGATGTTCTTCCTCAGTCATATACTGATAACCGCCGTCGTGAGTCATACAGTATGGAGTGCTAATCCATTTCATTTTAATTCCAATGCGTAGCCAGTAC